GACGGTATTGAAAGAATGTATCTTAAATATCAGTTTACACAGGGAGATATAGACAGAGGAAAGGCACAGGGAACAACAGGTGTGGGTATTGTAACAACCACAGGAATATCTACAGCGATAAGTGGTTATGGAACAACCACATCAAATTTTTATGAAACATCAAACTTTATTCAGGTACCTGAAACTGTTGTAGGAATAGAAAAAATATTTAAATTTGATATGAGTGCAATATCTGGTGGTATGTTTAGTATCAAGTATCAGTTATTTTTGAATGACCTGTATTACTTTAATTCAGTTGAACTTCTTCAGTATGCGATGGTAAAATCATATCTAGAAGATATAGATTTTCTTTTAACAACTGAAGCACAGGTCAGATTTAATAAAAGACAAGATAGATTATACTTAGATATTGATTATAATAGTTTGAACGCTGGTGATTTTATAGTCATCGACTGTCATAGAATATTAGATCCAACAACATACACACAACTATTCAATGATAGTTTCATGAAAAGATATCTCACATCATTAATAAAGAAACAATGGGGACAGAACTTAATTAAATTTAAGGGAGTAAAATTACCTGGTGGTATTGAATTGAATGGTAGAGAAATATATGACGATGCTCTTAGAGAATTGCAAATGATCAAGGAAGAAATGAGCACTACTTACGAACTTCCACCTTTAGACTTTATTGGATAATGGCTCTCAACCCCTTTTTTCTACAAGGTTCCCCTGAAGAACAAGATTTAGTTCAATCGCTAGTAAACGAGCAATTGAAAATTTACGGTGTGGAAGTCACTTACATTCCTAGAAAGTTTGTTAATAGAAGCACAGTTTTTCAAGAGGTTGAAGCATCTAAATTTGATGATAATTTTCAATTAGAAGCATACGTAAACACTTGGGATGGATACAGTGGTGCAGGTGATGTACTAACAAAATTTGGTATGAGTTTAAGAGATGAGTTGCAGTTAGTCATCTCAAGAGAAAGATTTGAAGATTTCATCGCTCCATTTTTAAGTCAAGAAGATGTTGATGAAGTTGGTGAAGCAGTCATGAGACCAAGAGAAGGAGATTTAGTATTTTTCCCATTGGGTGGTAGACTATTTGAAGTAAAATTTGTAGAACACGAGGTTCCTTTTTATCAGTTAGGAAAAACTTATGTATATGAATTGCAGTGTGAATTATTTGAATATAATGATGAAACACTTGATACTGGTATTGATGCGATTGATAGTAAAATAGAAGATTTAGGTGTTATCACCGATCTAACGATGAATAGTGTTGGACATGCTGCAACCGCTACAGCAACTATTGGAACAGGATTTGTTCAGAGCATAAGTTTACTTAATGATGGATCAGGATTTACAAGTGCTCCAACTATTGGATTGACTACAGCACCTAGTGGTGGAATAAATGCAACTGCTGTAGGTTTATTAACAACAAGAAATAATGTAACTTCAATAGAGGAAATAGTAATTACAAATTCAGGTGCTGGATATACTGTTGCACCTATAGTTACAATCTCTGGTGGTGGAGGTGTTGGTGCTGCTGCTACTGCATTGATCAGATCAGATGGTAAAAAAGGAATTATTCGGATTTCTATTGGTGGAACAGGTGGAGTTGGTTACTCTACAACACCAAATGTATCCATTTCTCTTCCATCCCTATCCCCACAATTACCTGCTTCTGCCCGTGCAGAGGTTGGTGCTGGTGGAACAATATCAAACATCTTTATTCAGGATGCTGGTGCAGGATTCTTCTCACCACCAACAATTACAGTTTCTCCACCTTCATCTGCTGGTATAGGATCTGGAAGTTACTGGTTCAATGAACTTGTATCAGGTAATAGATCCAACGCATCTGCAAGAGTTAAGAGATGGGATCTTGATACTAAGGTCTTACAAGTTGGTATTGAAACTGGAACATTCTTAAGGGGTGAGGTTGTAACTGGATCAAGATCTGGTGCACAGTATACAATTCAAGTATCTGCAGCAAATACAGACAAGGATAAATATGATCATAGTGACGAAATTGAGAATGAAGCAGATCAAATTCTTGATTTCACTGAATCAAATCCATTTGGACTATTTTAATGTTAGGGACTTATTTTTATCACGAAGTTATTAGAAAAACCATAATTGGTTTTGGAACATTGTTTAATAATATGGAAGTTAGACATCAAACTTCTGATGGAACGACTGTTGATATTAAAAGAGTTCCTTTAGCATATGGTCCTGCAGCAAAATTCATAGCTAGATTAGAACAGCAACCTGATTTAAATAAAATGGTTGCGATTACATTACCTAGAATGTCCTTTGAGATGACTTCTATCGCATACGATTCAACAAGAAAATCAGGAATAACTCAGACATTCAAAGCTGTAGATAATACAACCAATAAGTTAAAGAAGGTTTTCATGCCTGTTCCTTATAATATTGGTTTTGAATTAAGTTTACTTACTAAAATAAATGATGATGCGTTACAAGTTGTAGAACAAATATTACCATTTTTTCAACCATCATTTAGCATCACTATTAATTTAATTGATTCAATTGGTGAAAAAAGAGATGTTCCTATAACACTTACTAACGTTACTTTTCAAGATGATTATGAGGGAGATTTTTCAACTAGAAGAGCTTTGATATATACATTTCAATTTGTTGCAAAGACATACTTATATGGACCAATCGCAGAGAATCCAGAGGGTCTTATCAAGAAAGTTATTGTTGATCAGTATGCGAGTGTTGATACTGTAAATGCAAAGAGAGAGATGAGATATACAGTTACACCTACTGCAACTAAAGATTACAATAGTGATGGTGCTATAGATAGTAATGATAATGCACTTATCGTACCAGGAGATGACTTTGGATTTAGTGAAACATCTGAATTCTTTGATGATGGTAGAGATCGCAGTCCAACTCAACAAACTGATATCTAATGGAAAACTATGAATCTATTGATAAAGCGTTGAATATCACTGATACTGATATTGTTCCTGCTAAGAAAAAGCATCTTCGTAAAGAGGATGCTCCAAAGAAAAATGAAGTTGAGAAAGATTACGAGTACACTCGTGCTAATTTATATTCAATCATAGAAAAGGGTCAGGAAGCAATTAATGGGATAATGGAAGTCGCTGGTGAAAGTGCGAGTCCAAGAGCGTATGAGGTTGCAGGACAACTTATAAAATCTGTTGCAGATACAACTGATAAGTTGATGGATCTACAAAAAAAAGTTAAAGATGTAAATGAAGATGCTCCAAAGACAAATAACGTAACTAACAATGCTTTATTTGTAGGATCAACTTCCGAACTTTCAAAGATGCTAAAGAAAGGGTTTCTAAATAATAAAGAAGAGAAATAATCGCTACAATGAAGAAGTGTAAGGAAGGACACTATTACTGTTACCAAGATAGCAAATGCAAACCAATTCCAAAAGGTTATCGCAGGGGAGTTGGTGGGTATCTTCGTAGAGAGCGTGAAGACGAAAAGGAGGATTCTAAAGAGAATGGTAATGGTAATGGCAAATCTAACGGAAGTTCTAACGGAAATGGGAACGGTGGGAATGGTGGTGGAAATGGTAACGGTGGCTCTGGTGGTAATGGTGGTGGTAATGGCTCAGGGGGAGTAGGAGAGAGTGTAGAAATACAAAATTCTGATGGAGAGACAACTGCAGTTGTAGTTGATATAGTTGGTCCTGCACATATGAAACCAGCAGTTGATGGAAATGGTGTATGGAAAGGGACTAATATTACTGAAGTATCTTTAAATCCATCTCAGTTCTTAGGTGCTCTAGACACAGCTAAAAAAATGTCTAGAACTAGTAAGATGAATCAGGCGATGGTTGATGCAGGTAAAACTAATGGTAATCCTAATTTAACTAAAACCGATTCAAAAGTAACTGAAGTGGGAGATCAACCACCAATAGATTCAGTAATTGCGAAAAAAACATCGGGAGACACTGGAGTAAGAACTAAAAAACAATTAGATGCTATACGTAGATTATTTCCAGGTGCGATAGAATCATCATATAAACCAGAAGGTGAACTAACTGAATATGCAGCAGCAATACCTCAAATTACAAATATTGCTGTAAAAGCAGCACCATATGTTTTGACTGGTATTGGTGCTTTAGGATCCTTTTTGCAAGCAAGAAAAAGAGGAATGAGTAAGAGGAAAGCAAAATTCCTTGAAAAACAATTAAAAGATATTCCAACACAAAGAACAGGTGGTGAAACTTTTGATACAAGTGGTTTAGATACAGATAGAGTAACTTCTAATGAAATTAAACCAAAAAGGATAATATCTAGAAAAGGTGAAGTTGTACAAGATGAGTATATTCCTGAAAAGAAGAAGATATCAGGTAAAGCTTTATTTCCATTCAAGGCAAATGTAAAAATAAAGAATGAAATTATAAGTGATGATGGTATATCTACTAAAAATTCAGTTGACAAAAAATTACAAGATGAATATATTCCTGAAAGAAAGATGACTGAGAAGGAGAAAAGAAAAGACGATAGATTAAAGAAGAAGTATGATAAGTCTGATATGAAGAAGAGTATGCAGAAGCAATATGGTAAAGAAGAAGGTGAGAAAGTTTACTTCGCAACTATACGCAAACAAGCAATGGAAGAGGAGAAACATAAAGATCATGAACCAGAGATGATCCGTAATCAGTTAAAGACTGCTAAAAGAGCATCTAAGCGTATTAAAAAACATACTCTTAAGAAAGATAACTTCAAAGCATGGGTGCAATCAAAGATTACTAAAGCAACTGATTACTTAGATACTGCTGCTGATTATCTTGATAGTAAAGATGATATGAAAGAGGAGTTAGATAAGAAAGATAAACCATACATCAAAAAATTAGTTAAAAATCTTAGAAAAGGATCTAAGACTCACGCTAAACAAGCAGATAAATTAGAGAAAGCAATGAATGAGGAATCAAATCCTCGCATTCCTAGAAAGAAAGGACAACCAGCAAACTCAAAGAAACAT